CATCTCAATATCAGACTGAGATTGAATTTTAATAGATCCACCCGCTAAAACTAATTCTTCAACAGCTTCGATTCTAATTATATTTGCTTTTATAATTCTTTCTGATCCTTTAGCTTCATCTATATAATCCCCATAACATATGATGTTTAATGCTTGTCCATCACCTTGTGGTTTTTGATTATCACCTTCGTTAAACTCCATATTAACTCTGCCCTCATGTTTATGAAGACCACCATATGTTGTGATATTCAATTTTCCACTAGCAGCACCTTTATTAGGATCTCTTGCTCCAGTCATGACAGTAATTCTCCCATCATTATGGAAGGTCATTGCATTATCAGAACCTGAAGGACCATCAATACATAATGCTGTTGTGAGTTTATCTGGAAGTATTCTTTCGTAGATAGATGCTCTTGTCCTATACCCTTTATAGGCATAAGACAACCTAATGCCACTGGTATCTTGTGTTTCATCAGGAGTTAATGGTTTTGCAATACCATCCTTCTTAATACTATTATAGGTTTTTTGTGAAGCTGCTGACATTATCTACATCTCCTAAGGACAATCAACATAACGACCTGTACCAATTTTAGTAGAACCAATCTTGGAAAGTCCATCTGTATCTAGACATACTAATGAAGGTAACAATTGTCCTCCATATCCACCACCGCCAACGACTTTGATCTCAGGAAATCCTTCAAAAGTTTTTGTTCTATTGAGAATTCTAGCACCAATTAAAAATCCATCATCATTAATGATAGCTTCTGCTAATCCTGGTTCATCATTAATAAAAATCTCTGGTTTAACTTTGTATCCAATTCCAAATTTAACAGCGGTAAATGTATCAATGACACATCTCTTGTCGTTATCATCAGAGCGGTTTTTCTTATAACCAAATCCTGGTGAGATGACACGAATTTCAGTTAAGAATCCATTGTCATCTAATAATGCCGTTGCAGTTGCACCAACTCCTTCCCCACCAATGAATACGAATGGTGGTTCTGCCCATGGATCGCCAGGATTATCCACAGGAATTTCGATAATACCACCATTATCATCAGTAATTACATCAGGAATATTAATTGCAGGTGGTTTAAACTCCTCAAATACACTCTCAATAGAATCACCAACACTTTCATCAAAATCAGGAAGGTTTAGATCTTTTCTTGATACAATTAAAACATCTGCAGTAGCTCCCTTACCTGTAATAGCAAAAGTTAGATTTTCTGCCTCTTCTACTACATCATCTTCTGCAATACCAACAGTTACTTGTGCTTTTCCATTGTTAACAACAAATGATCCAGTTAAAGACCCATTAATGATATCATCAGATGTAATACCTTGACCGAATAAGTTGTAGAATAAAATAGTTCCATTATCTACATTACTAGTAGTAATTGAATAGATAATAAATTCATCTTCTGGACAAATAGATCTGTTAGCTACAACTTCATAAGAAGGTGTAGTGTTAGATGGATCGTCGGTAGGATCATTTGGCGTACCATCTCCATCATCATCAGGAGGAGTCACAGGATCTTCAGGAACATCAATATCAATTGGATTTTCTGCTGGTGGTTTGTATGGAGGATATACTTCTTTAATTGGTTGTGGTGAAATCTCACACTCTGCAATATTAGATGTAAAAAATGATTTGATTCCGCTACTATCAATTGGACTATTTTTCTTGATACTTACATAAAATTTTTCTGTTGATCTATCAGATAATGGATCTCCAAACGTCCGAATCTCAACAGTTTTTGAAGTTTCTTCTGGTTGAAAACCAACAATTGTATTTGCTGGTAAGTAATCCTCCTCAGGAGTTGCTGTACCTTGTGTATCTAAAGTTTTGAATGTGACAGAAGAAGCAGATCCTAGGTATCCAGAACGATTAATTGTGAATATAGCAATATCACCCCTAGTTACTTTAATATCTTGAATATTATATGTAATTTTTGGTCTCTTTGTAGATACATCATCAGGACCTTTTGGTGTATATGGTAAAGGAACACCTCCAGTAAATCCAATAGTAGTAAGTGTTAATGGATTTCCAGTATATGCTTCTTCACAAACATACTGTGTATAATCACCAGGAGTATCTCCAAATAGATTATCAATACTACTCAAAAGATTATCCAAGAAATCTTCATCATCTTTTTTCTTTTCTTCTTCTCCATTAGTACATGCTTTCTTGTACTTATTACATGTTTGATCTGGACCAGAACAAGAAATGCCAAGAAGTTTTAGAACAAAATTGATAGCTTGACCAATCATATTAAGTGGTTCAGCAATAGCACCAAGAATATCTTGTAAAGGTCCTAATATTTTACCAAGGATTTCAGTAATCAACTGATTGATCTTAGAGATGATTCCATTTACAAACTCATCTATATGACAAATAGCAGCGCGATATGCTTTGTTGACATAACTCATCAATACATTTGTTAACCATGCCATCAAACGTTCACCCAAGTCTGCCATTTGACAACCAAGGTCTTTCAAAGCATTGTTGAAGAATTCTGTTACAGGAGTTAAAGCATTACCAGTTTCATCTGGTTTCAGTAATGCCTTCACTAAGTTGTCTACAGCCTCCTGTAATTGTTGTTTAATATAACCTTTAATTCTTGCCAAGAACTCAGTAACAACACGCTGTGCTTTGTTAATAGATGTTCTAGCCTTAGCAATTGAACTGTTTACACCACCACTAACTTTGTTAACATAAAAATCTCCAATGTTGCCACCATTATTCTGTATATCAGCTAACATCTGACCAACAATATTGGTCATCTGTGTTTTTAAATCTTGGTCTTTGCATTTTTCAGCAACACTTTGACACCACTCTTCTCTTTTTAATCTTTCTTTTGTTGCTGGTGGTACAGGAACGTCTTCTCTCTTTTCACCATCTTCATCCTCAACTTCTCTTCCTGTAGATAGACCAGAACCTGTTCTAGCACCCTTTTCAGAAACACCTGATGTTTCAGTAGTACCTGGTTCAGTAACTTCTTCTACCCCATCTTTATATGGGTCAACTTGTATTTTATATACCTCTCCTGTAACAAATGCTTTTCTTTCTGGTCCTGGCGTATTAATAATCTTTGTAGCTGCAGGTGTTTGACCAATAGAACCTAAGATAATAGGTTTCTGTTTGTCTGCGTCTACATAAAATCCAGTTACCCAGCAACCTTCAATTAACTGAGAAGCTGCACCACCAACATTACCTGGCATGAATGGTGTTGTAACTGGCATCATCACGGTTGCCCATGGCAAAGCAGCAGTAGGAAGAATATCCTTATTACCAGGATGATCTCCTACAATTCTTACCTTATAACGATATCCACCTTTATTGTTTTTATCGTCATCTACAGTTCCTTCTACTTGTCCAATCCACCAAGCGTATCCATCGGATCCAATTTGATTTACTGGTACTAACCGTGATAATGAGTCATCCATATTCAATCATCATATACTAAACATTCTGGTTCAGAAGGGTTTTGATCACAATAAAGTTCAAGATATGAAGGATCGTGATGATCACCTGCTTCAATATCTTTCTTATTATGTTCTGCATACTCTTCTAATTCATGCAGTTCACCTTCAATGTGACGACGTTGTTGCGGTGAAATAGTAGGATTCTCAAGAATCTCTTTGTCCTTTTCGATATGCTGTTCGATACTGTCCATAAGTAGGTAGTTTCCTTTAGTTATTTATTTACTATGTGAGGACACTTTATCCTTTTGTCCATAAGAGTCTCTCATCAAGCGCAATGTGGTGTAAAATGTACCATTTGATCCAGATAAAGGATCAAAAGAATGCGTTACTTCTTGAATCAAGTATTGTCCGCTACTCTCCAAATCGAAAGGTTCGTCCTTTCCTAATGAAGTTGGTAGCTTACTGACTAGTCTAACATTAATTCTGTCTCCTGCACATATTTCAGCATTTCCAGGTATTACGATACTACACTTCTGATTTGTAAGTAACCTATACCTTGCTATAGATTGTGCCATATAATATTTTTGCCAATCAGCAAATTTTGTTGGGGATTTAGATTTATCTTTTGGTTCTGGTGAAGCAGGTTCGAGTTCATTAGACCAAGATTCATGATCTAAGTATACTGACATAATTCTACTAGGGTAATCAGATAATTCTACATTTTGTACAGGAATTAAAGAAAGAGAATCTTGTCCTCCAAGATGTGACATGTTATCATAACTATCTTTAATTTTATAGACATACTCTTCGTATTGCCCTGTTGAATGATTGAAGAATACTATCAAAGAAGAATATTTTCCCACTCTTAAAGATGCAAGAGTATCAACCTCAGAATCAAAGATAGATTTTTTAATTGTAAATCTTTCATCCGCACCATCTCCAATATTTCCCAATCTCTCAGTATAAGGTTTATTT